TATATGAGTGGCAGAGGGATTTTCTCACAAATCGAAAGCTCCTCGCTTTTCTCACGGCTGCGAACCAAATTGGAAAAAGCTCGATACAGATCCTTCGCTGCATAAATCAGGCGTGCCGTCAAGATCTCTGGCCGTATTACTTTCCTAATTTGAATCCTAAGTCATTTTTGTATCTATACCCAGAGAACAAGCTAGCTACTCAGGAATGGCATGAAAAATGGGTCAAGATGTATATGAGTCGCGGTGCGATGATTGATGATCCAAGATATGGCTGGAAAGCGAATTACGATAAAAAATACATAGAATCCGTGAAGTTTAATAGCGGAGTGACATTATTTTTCAGGAATTACTCCCAATCTCCTAGTTCTTTGCAAGCGTCGACCGCTGATGCGGTGTTTCTCGATGAGGAAACACCAGAAGCGCACTACGATGAATTGATGGTACGGACCCAGGCACGTCAAGCTATCGGGTCTGGTTATGTGAGCATGTGCTTCACTGCGACTCTCGGCCAACTTTACCTGTATCAGTGCATGGAAATGCAGGGACTCGAGGAAGAGACGTTCAAAAATGCGTGGAAACGGCAGGTTTCAGCGTTCGATTGTCTGAAATATTGTGACGGCACGCCAAGCAAGGTATGGACGAGAGACTATATCGAGAACGAGCTAATCCCCAAATATCGTAACCCGGCAGAAATACAGAGGCGTATTTTTGGCAGGTTTATCAAAACCTCTGGTCTACTCCATCCTGACTGGGTTTATGACAAAAACACTGAGCCAGTGGGCGTCACGGCTCTCAAGGGTTGGACATATTATGTTGGGGTCGACTTTGGAGCTGGCGGCGAGTGGGGTCATAGTTCAGCGATAGTGGTCTGTGCAGTCTGTCCCGAGTATATAAACGTGCGAGTCGTCAAGAGTTGGTCCAGTAAAAAGCAGCGTATGACTCAAGCAGACCTTGTGATGCAAATGAAGATTCTCACGGAAGGCATGGAGTATATATGTTACGCGGATTGGGCGGCGACCGATTTCTTTGAGTTTGCAGGCCGCGAGGGTTTGGTTGTCAACAAGGCCGAGAAAAGTCACGAGATAGGTATCAATCTGCTGAACATGGTTATCAGGGATAATCAGCTCAAAGTCCTTGTTGGGGACGGGATTGGCGATAACGACTTCCTGATACAAGAACTCCAAAGCATAGGCACGGACACTAACAAGAGAAAACGCAGAGACGACTTGGCCGACGCACTCCGTTACGCTCTGAGCCTATGCCCTCTCAGGACTACCCCGATCATCAGACCAAAACAGACTGAATCAAGAGAGGCAATCGACCCCCGAATGGCTTTCTATAAGGGATTGGATAGGACGGGCGATCCGATGATTCAGCTTCACGACGAGCTTCTTCAAGATATCGAAGAGGTCTACAATCTATTTAAGGACTTGCCGTGACACTCTCACCGAAAGACATTGCAACCATCATTAAGACCTGCAAAAATGCGGGTATAAGTGAATTCCAACTAGGCGACCTGAGCCTTAAATTCTTCGAAGTCTCGCCGCAAGCTGGACAACCAACAATGACTGAACAGGACAAGCGAATTGAGCTAGAGAGAACACTCAATAGCGATGATGATCTCAACGAGCTTCGTCTACAGAACCTGATGATTGATGATCCGCTGCGGTACGAGGAATTTATGAGGATGCCTTATGGGAAAATCTAAGAAAGAACTGAACGTACTTTATACCGATGCAGAGCGTAGTTTAAACGCTCACTTCGCGGAAATAAGAACAAATATTCTTTTAGATATCGGCAATCATCACCCAAAGCAAGATAGATTCACGGGAAATAGAACTGGGCTCAATAACACAGCTCAGCAGCAACGCACGATTCGCATCACTAAGAATCATATTCAAAACATCACGAAGTTTATCAGAAATACGATCCAAAACCGTGCTCCTGGGGGGAGTGTTTTCCCAAAAAACCCCAAGGAGTTGAGCGATCAAAAGAGTGCCGAGCTGAATGCGAGCGTCTACGACTATCTACTGCACAAACATTCTTTGACTTCGTTTTACGCCAAGATGATTCATGATTTTGTTGTTTGCGGGGAATCCTGGACAAAAGTATTCCATGACCCGAACGGCGGTGACTTTTCGCACTACGAGGGGAAAGAACCAGTTTTTAAGCACGCCTTAATCTACGAGCGAATACCTCCCTATAATTTGCTGACCGATCCCGATAGTGACTCATGGGCTACATGTAAATGGGTTTGCATCCGAAAGAACCTACCGACTCGCGTACTGCAGGAAAAATATGCGGGTGACGAGGAGAAGTGGCAGATAATAAAGCAGAGCGGTGATGCGAATGACACGGATTGGTTCGATGGATTTACAGGCATGTATCATGATTCCGGCGAATACGTTCAGCTCCGTGAGTATTATTTTAAGCCGTGCCGCGAGTACCCAAAAGGATACTTTTATTTCGGCACAGATCATGGTGTTTTAGAAAAGGGTGAGTTGCCTGATGGATTTCCTATATTCAACTCTATTTATGACGAAAGCCCAGAGAATCCTCGGGGTTATTCTGTTATCCGCCAAATAAAACCCTTCCAAATTGAAATCAATAGGTGCGCCGCCGCGATTATCACTGAAAGCCTTGTGTTGGGCGCGTCGACCGTTGTTTACCAAGCGGGAAGCAAGTTGTCAACGTCCAGTGTGGGCAACGGTTTGAAGGGTCTTTCGTATGCGTCGGCAAACATGCCAACAATCATTCCTGGCCGGTCTGGTGAGCAATACACGGAATATATGCAGAGTCAAATTGCTGAGATGTACAGAATTGCTCAAGTCCCGGAGCAAGATGAAGACAAGATAACGAGCGGGCAAAACGATGCAATGGCAATGCTGTTTCGAAGCGTGCGCGATAAGATGAAGTTTTCACTTTATGGCGAGAAGATCGAGAAACATATTCTTGATATCATCGACTACAGCTTGAAACTATCGCGGCGATACATGCCCGACGACGAAGTCATTCCGATCGTTGGAAAGAGCGAAACAGTAAATATTCCTGAGTTTCGAAACACGAATCCGAATAACTATTCGATCAAAATTGAGCCAAGAACCGATGACTTTTCATCGACGATGGGCAGGTCGATTCAACTTTCGCAGGTCATGCAATATGCGGGTAGCTCGCTGCCGCCAGATGCAATCGCGCACGTTATCCGTCAATTTCCGTTCATTAACGACGAACAAATGTTCAAAGACATGACAACCAAGAGCGATACGGCGGATGCAGTGATACTGAGTCTGGACCGTGGCGAGATTCCGTTCTTCTTTGACAAGTGTGATCACGACTATATGATCGAACGCCTGCAAACCCGCATGAATTCGGCGGATTTTCCTCTCTTGAGCCAACAAATTCAGAACGCATACAATGACAGACTGACAGCTCACGAACAGTTCCTGCAGCAACAGCAACAGGATGCAGCGCAAGCTACGTCGGGTTTCCTCCCCTCGGGTGGCGGCTTGATCACCGTGGACTACTATGTCCAAACGGCTGATGGGAAGCAATCAAGGGCGCGCGTGCCTTATGAGTCGATGGACTGGCTGATCAAAAAGCTCGCTTCGCAGGGAACCAACGTCGAGCAACTCAATAACCTTCCCCTTGCCGCGCAAGCGGACATTGGTAAGATGAACCAACAACAGCAACAACCAGCGCCTCAGCAAGCGCCAATGCAAAGCCCGCAAGGCTAGGAGAATTTATGGACGAGTTTGATAGCCCAGAAGTTTTGGATACGGATTCGGGAGTCGAAAGCCCTGAGCCCGCGAGTGAAGAGCCCGAGTATCAACCGAATTATTCCTTTAAGGTGAAAGACGACGAACACGAGTTTGATGAGTGGGTTCGCCCGTCGATTACTTCGAAAGAAAATGAGGATAAGCTCCGCGATCTTTACACCAAGGCTTACGGACTTGATTCTGTGAAGAGTCGTGCAGACGACTTTGAGCGGAAATATTCAGACGTTAATGGGAAGTACGGCTCACTTAATCAGCAATGGGAACAGATGAGCAACGGCCTTCAGAAAATTAACGATATGAAAGAAAAAGATTTTGGCACATTTCGCAAGGTGTGGCAGATTCCAGATCACAAGATTTTAGAGGCTGCATCCGAAATAATGCAGTACATGCAAAATCCTGAGTTGAAAGCTCAGTATGATGCGAACCAAGAACGCTCTATTCAAATGCTCCAGCAAGAGCAAAGCCTTTCCCAGTACACGCAGCAAACGCAGCAAATGCAGCGTCAAATGCACGATATGAAGATGATGCAAGCCTACTCTGACCCAGAAGTTTCGCGCTTCGAGAAGGAATTCGACAAGCGTATGGGCGCGGGTGCTTTCAAGAAAGAAGTGAATGACTACGGTTCGCTTCAATTTCACAACGGCCAGTACCTTGAACCGTCGGCGGTTGTCGGAAGCACCTATCAGCGCATGAAAAGCCTTTTGGGCGAAGTACAGGCTCAGCAAACTGAGGTCCCGCAAGTGCCTCAAAGAGCGAGTGCATCATTGCCAAATCTTGGGTCAGGTAAAACGGGTAGCGCGGTGAAAAAAAGGCTTCAAAGCACCGATGATTTACGAAAACTTGCAGCTAGCATGAATCGCTAGAGAAGGGTAATCCGATGGCAACGACAAAGAGCGCCACGTTCTCCGCCATGTTGAACGAGTGGCTCGTATATAGTGACATACTCGAGCAGACTTTTCAGAAACAGAACTGGCTTATGTCCAACGCAAACATGATCAAGACGTGGCAAGGTGGCCAGTTGATCGTGCCAATTCAGCAATCATTTGCGTCTTCGATGAAGATGGGTGGGCTGACTGACATTGCTGATGTAGATGGTGCAACTTACCTCCGTGGCAGCTTGCCAGGATACAAAGAAGCATACGGCAGTTTGCAATTCCATAGTCGTGACTTGTACTTAGACCATTTCACCCTGTCGGCCCAAAACTTTTTACGAATTTTGCCAGATCAAATTGACCAGCTTATGAAGCTCTTCAAGCAGTCAGTTTCGATTCAGGTTTTGAACGGCACGTTTCTTGATCGGCCAGCAACGGCATTTGACGCAGCGACAGACGTGTGGGCTGTAGCTCACCCTGACCGATTCACGATCGGCCAGAAAGTCGTTACTTCAGACGGTACGACGACTGTTACTGGCTATATTGGCAACATCAACGTCAACACCGGAATCTGTCTTTACACGACGACTCGTGGCGGCGCGACTCCCGTTGACCTTGCGGGCTTGGTGGAAGCCAACACCAATATGTACATCGACGGCGGTAACACGACCAACTTCGGTTCCCTTCGCGCGATGCTGCTCCCAGCTTCCGCTGGCGGCTCTGATACCTTCGCTTCTCTAACCAAAACAACCGCACCCTACATGCAGGCGATCCAATACAATGCAGGCGGTAGCGCCGGTACTGGTGATTGGGGTACTAACACGGCGGTCAAGGGCTCTAACATGCTTCAAGTAGTTTTTGATGCGATGCGTAAAGGCTATCAGCTTGGTGCTGAGCCTAAGCAATTCGTGATGAGCTACAAGAACTACTCTGCTTGCTTGCTTGCTCTGGAAACAAATTCCGGTGCATACAAGAACATCAAGCCGAACGTGAGTTTCGCTGGATACTCCATGATTGAGGTCGGCGGTGTTGCCGGTGCTTGTGAGCTGATCGGTATCAGAGAGATGCAAGACGATTGGATCGCGGGAATCGACACCAAGTATTTGGACTTTTTCTGTGGTAACAAGCCGTGGCAGGTGATGAGCACGCCTGATGGACTGAAATACTACACAACTCGGCAAACGGATGGTTTCCTGTACACGACAGATATCGTGTTCGCTGGGGACTTTTTATATAGAAATCCTAGCAGCTCAGTAGCAATTTACAATATTCCTGACTTCCCTTTCAACGTCGCCTAAATTATGGGGTGTTCGCTGAACACCCTCCTCCTCGGGAGAGCAGAATGTACGTCTACAATAGTCTCAAAGTGGCAGGCGTCGAGGTACTTTCTGCCTTTCCCACAACCGATCTTTTCGAGGGTCGACAGATTTATATTGATGGCGTGACTTATGTCTACACATCAACCTCGAGTCCAGCGCCTTGGAGTCCGATCGGTGGCGCACAAACTTCTGTAGATAGAAACACAGACGTTGTCTACACATCTACACCCGCGACAACCGAAGCGTTTGGATATATGGGAACTGGCGGTCAGACCAACACCAATTTCCAAAATCAAACTGATAAATACGGTTTCACGATAGCTGGTCCGACGCTCGCAAAGAACATCATCGCTATCACTACGACTTTGCGGTTCAATTCGCAAAATCTTGGCGACCTTGATGGTAATGCCTTTCAGCTCGAATTGTGGACTGCATCGCCTGCTTTATTACCAGCGACTTTTATCGCGTCAAGCGACGTGATTCGCGTTTTTGACCAGAACACTGGTTCAGCAAATTTCGACGTTGAATTCACGTTTCAAGTGCCGATCACGATATCAGCGGCCTTGTCTCCCAACGGTTACTGCGCGTTTGTCGTGCAAAAGTCGACCGTTTCGACGAACACAAATCTTCAATTCCAATTCCCAATCGTCAATAGTCCGAACAGTTCAATGGTTGGGTTCTATAATTTCATTTGGGACTATGGGATTGGATGGGAAATATATCCGGCTCAGAGATATCCGGTCACACTGAGTTTTCGGCAAAAGGACGTGTTGGGGGTTCCTCCCGACCGCTTTAAAGTGCTTGGCCTGGGATGGGATGGGCTCCTCGATATCGACTTCCTCCCACCCGGACAGGTATTACCTCCTCTGCAGGCCGGAAGATACCTCTACACCGATGGAGCGGACCTCCAATGGAATGTCGTCTACCCAGACCCTTCTCTCTATACGGGGGAATTCTTGCAGGCTCAGGGTAGTGCTGCGATATGGGCACCAGTCTTTCCCAACCAAGCAGGCCAAACCGGCAAAGTTTTAACAACCGATGGGACGCAGACTCTCTGGGTTCCTGCTGGCACAGGCGTTCTTCCGCCACCGACAGGCCAAGCCGGTAAGTTTCTCGGTAATGACGGGCTAAACGAATTTTGGCTGAGCCCATACCCTGACCAGTCCACCCACCTTGGCGAATTTCTATCAACCGATGGAGCTGGCACGGTATTTTGGGCACCAGTTTTCCCATTGCCGGATAACACTAACAACGGCTATTTCCTGCAATCGTCCGGTTCGGGAGTGCAATGGACAGAAGTTTATCCTACTCCTGGTGTTTCTACGTTTAACCAGATTCTATCTTCAACTGGTTCTGGCAACACGGTTTGGATCGAACGGTATCCCAGCCAAGTGGGAACTAATGGGCTCTTCCTTCAGTCGATTGGTACGGGCGATCCCGTATGGACTGCGATGCCAGTACAGGGCGATCTTCCTGATCCTGTAGGTCAAGCCGGAAAAGTTCTCGGCAGCGATAATACGGTCGCTGTCTGGTCAACATTCCCTAGCTTTTTCCCGACATATACAGGCACATTCTCGACTAAATTCCTGACTGAGACTGCCGCTAATACTCTTGCTTGGCTTGATCCATTACCATCTCAAACTGGACAGAGTGGGAAGGTCTTGACGACCAATGGGACTGTAACGTCTTGGGTTCCAGGAGCTTCAGGCTTACCGTCACAGACTGGTCAGGCTGGCAAATACCTACAAACTGATGGGACGACTGCGACTTGGCAGGGTGTTACGTCGCTGATCGTGTCGGATATCACCGGAGCACCGACTACGAGAACTGTCAGCGCACCAAACTTCTATACCGTTGATACATCATTCGGTTCGTACAATCTAAGTTTAGCGAACCTTCCGAACGGCGCACAAATAGTGTTGAAAGATAGGGCTGGCAATGCCGGGACGAATCCAATTTTTATTCAGACAGTGACGGGGACGATAGACGGCAAAACATCGGTTTCATTGGCCAGTACATATGCGTCTTACACATTCATTTCAGACGGCACTAACTGGTATATTTTGTGAGGACGTTATGACTTATCAAGGAACCAACCCAACAAGCGAAACAATCAATTACAAAGACATCGGGAGTAGCCCTTCAGCTACTGTACCAACTGGTTTTCAGGCAATAGTGCTGCGGAATGGAAGATTTTATTTTAAGAATGCGGCTGGACTTGAGCAACCGCTACCCGGAACATTATTCAACTTTAAGGGCGATCAATCGTCTACATTCTTTTCTTCAAAGATAGTGCCCATCTCGGTGTATCCCAATAGTCAAGTCGTCCAGGGCTGTGCCTCGGACGGTTATAACTATGTGCTTGTCGTAGCTGCAAACCAGGGCTGCGCTCGCAGTTCAGACGGATCGAAATGGACGTCGATATCAAACCCCGTAGCTTCCCCTCTTGCAGCGGCTGGGACTACCGGAAAACTTATGATTGCTGGTCCAGGTCAGACCTCCATCTCCACAGACGGTGGTTTTACTTGGTCAGGAGCAGTGTCACAGCCCAATAACCCAAACTGCAGATTGAGATATCTCAACAACGCTTGGTTCTCATGTGGTGATGGCGGCATAAATCGTTCGCCAGATGGAATCACTTGGACGTCGGTTGCAACGGGTAAACCGCCTTTGCAGGATATGGATTTTGGTAATGGAAACTACGTCTGCGTCGGTGGAGTTGATGCTTCAATTTCATTTTGTTGTACGAGCCCGGACGGAATCACCTGGACAAATCGCACGCTTCCTACCGTAGCAAGGGTGGCGAGGTCGGTTGTATATAATTCTAGTCAGAATAGATGGGTCATAGTCGGAGATAATGGTGCGTCCTGGACGAGTACCGATACAGTCACATGGACCTATACCCTAATATCGAGTGGCAACCCTTTTTATGTTATATGGAATATCGGCAACGTGTTTATGGCCTGCGATAAATACGGCAGCTTAGTTACTACTTCCACGGGCGCTGGTTGGTCGAATCAGGGTAGTATCCTTGGTTTTTCATTCAGCACAAATGAAGTGAGTTACGCGGGGAGATTGCCGGACAGACCTTGGCTTTCCGATGGAACCAGTTCGCAGAAACTATATATGTATCCAATTGGTCCTGGACTGGTTCCTGGCACTGACAGATTTACAGGAGTCGCAACTTATGGGACTGGTGAAGTAGCATTGATGACGAGTGGTGCTTCAGCTACGGGATTTGATGTTGCATTGATAGCTGGCATACAAGGCACTCTTCATAAAGCAATACAAACAACTCGATATGTTGATGCAGTTATAGACGGCTCTGCAGCCGGTGTATGGGCCAATTCCGTACAAGGAACTTTCACAAACAACGCAAGCACAGTCATGGGTTCCTGGGTAAACGCTATTGGGATGAACCTTTCTCCTGGCATATATCGAGTCCAGGGTTCGTGCCATTTCACTATAACGACTACCGTAAACGGAACAAGTTTGGAATTGATGGTTGGTCTTGGTCTATCAACGTGGAATACTGGAACCTCTGGTGCTTCACTTCGCTTCGGAGAAAACGCGAGTTGCGTCGGTGTTCAGCAGACGACTGGACCATTCCCAACGCGATATACTCTCCTCACCCCATGGATTTATTTACAGGTAACGTCGACCCAAATAATTCATATGTTCGCTTCTGGCAATGCAACCCAAACATCAACTACCTTATCAATTTTAACACAGATGGCTGGAACGGCAACGGTCACACCAGTTACCCGCTATTGCGTAATAACTGTTCACAAGTTTTGAGGCAGCCATGAAAATCATCGACTACGGCTACAAGATTCCAGAGCTGACAGACAAAGACTTTTGGGACACGTATAACTTCGACGTAACGCGCTTATCGACTCACAATCACGATGGCAACAACTCGACTTTGCTGCGGGCTGGTTCAACTGCGCCGTATTCCAAAGAGGTGTTGGTTGCTGACTGGACTGGAACTGCCGCCAATTGGCGATATGATCTCAAGTTTCCATCATCATGGCTCATGAAATGGCTTCCAGGTGCGGCTTGCCCGGTTCAGGTTATCGTGAGGAATGCAGCCGGAAACGTGCTTTATCTCGAGCAATCGCGTTACATCACAAGCGCACCGAGTCCTGAATACGGCGTCTCTTTTTATTCGGTATCCCAACTCGATTGCAATATCGCTTACTACTGAGGTTTATATGCCCGTAGAATGGTCCAGAGAAACAGTGAGCGATCACCGTAAGGGCATCACCGACCTAATCACAAATCCCGACTCTGCTTTTCAGGAGGAGTCGGAGAATCTCATTTACAACTATAAACTCAATCTTTTGAGTACCCGTGATGAATACGGCGTGGCTTATAGCCCATTGGTTCCAAAAGATGTTTCGCAGATATTTCAGCTCGAAGATTATCTGATTTGTTACGGCGGCAATGGCGATGGATATCTTGATGCAAAGATAGATGGACAGCTTTATGCGAGATTGGAGCTTGATAAGCTATCGGCGTGGAGTCAAGTCATCACTCCGAAGAGTCGAACGCAATCGGTCACGTTCAACATCGCAAACACAGATGGAAAGGGATTCAATCTTTTCATTCCCGACCCATTTCAGATGGACAATTTTATCGTCAAATCGGGAGTGTCGGGTTCGACCCCTGTTGTGACTTATGACCAGATTTCGAAGTCAATTATCATCACTGTCGATACTGCCAAGATCACGGCTGACAAGCGGTACGATACAGGTGGTGGCGTCTATTTGAAATGGAGTTGGGCGCTTGGTGCTTTCGCAATTACAGGCAGTTCGACTACTCTTTTCTCTGGTACGCTCACCTCGGAAGAGGTCAAGTTTACTGGTCAACTGAATATTCAAACAGCGCCAATTGCCGGTAGTTACTATAATGCCAACGCTCGAAGCCTTGGTAGCGGCACACCGCTCCCCGTGTTCAATGAGAGTGGTCATATTCAAGCCTCTGAATGGTCATCTCATCTTTACATGGCCAATGAACCTTTCAACAAGATATTCATAGCCAATCCCAATGACAAATATGCCACAGACCCGGACACATATCCCCCTGACAATAATCGCTTGCCTCTGCGAAAATTGGCTCCAATTGCTACGCTGCCGGGTGTGGTTCCTCAAGGTTATGCACTAACTTGTGCCAACGCGCAACTCCCGAAAACATTCATCGGATACGATACTTCCTTCACTACTTCGGCTATCTATGACAATACCGTTGCGACCTATCAATATCAGATGCTCGATTGTGCGATGCTCTATGCGGGTACAAAACATACCTCTGATCCCTATGCTTTCTTCCAGATATTTTGTGAGAGAAGCTGGGGTCGAGCAGGCGCGGTTGGCGACATGCCAGTCCAAAGTTATTTCTTCATTCGCGCTGTAGCTCAGAAAGATATCGACGGACTCGACAATGTTTTTACACTGGTGGACTGGAATGATAGAGCGAACGCAAACTATGTTGGATACAACATCCAATGGGGACAGCTTTACCTCGTCTGGCATTCGCTCACAAACACGAAGATTACCGCGACCTATACCGAAACAATCGCTCTTATCAGTGACGCTTTCGTTCGATACAACAAAAGTGCCCGCGCGGCCTATATGCCTTTCGGTTACTACATTGCGCCGAGCCCAAAGGCATTTGTCACTGATACCCTACAACTCACGACCGGCCAGCAGGCAAGCACGCAGTGGTATGCTGCTCTACCCGACACGGTTCCTGGAAACTATCAGTATGGCTATGCGTTTTACCTTCGGGACTCCTACAATGCATTATTCGAGGGTGCGCCTCGTCAATTCTCGTTTGATGGACCGACTACATTCACACAGATTCGGACTCTCTCGAAGATTGGCAGCACTTCGGTCACGGCCTTCTTTACTTCGGCGAAGACCACGTCTACTTCGTTTTCTCCGGCACCTGTAGTATGGGGAGGAATTGCGGTTCGTATGCGCCGTGAGACTGACCTCTATTATCAGACCAACATACAGGCGATATTCGCGCGAACAGCTTCGCAGGGTGATACCTACTATATCGACCAAACGGTAACGACTTGGCTTCGCACCGAAAATACGGTTCCACCGACTTCGACGATTATGCCTGCGAGTTTGATAGCTGCCAACTGGTCTAATACCACGGGATACATAGTTCCAGGACAATCTTCGACTGCCGACGACAAGCTCATTTTCAATGAAGAGGCTTACTTTAACGGTGGAGTTTTAAGCTATGATTCTCTGCCACAAGGTCCCTATTATTTTACGGTAAACAATCAGATTGGTTATTACGCGAACGTCGTCAACAATATCCAGCGAGTTTATCAGTCGGCTCCCAGTGTAGTTCATGCAACACCAACTGGTTTATTCGTCGACTTTAACGATGAGATTACCGGGATAAATTCCTTCCTCGATAAGCCGATTGTTTTCACTGCAACCAAGACTTGGCGCATGGAAGGCGAGAAAGCCAGCGATGGGAGCGGTCGAATAATTCAGCGCACAATCTCTGATGAGTTTGGCTGCATATCGAATCAATCCGTTGTGCAGACTAACATCGGGGTATTCTACTGGGCTGCGAACGGTATCATCTACACGGATGGACTGAGGGCGTTCCGAGTCACCGATCATTTGATTGTTCGCTACAACAACTGGCTTGCGAATCTACGGGCAACTGATTCCGAAATTGGACCCCAGCAACTTCGAGGGACGTTCGACGAATTGAATCGGCTCGTCTACTGGTCATGCTGGGATAAGGCCAAGAAGCCGTTTCAGATCGTTATGAGTCTTCAAGAGGGTCCAAGTCCTACGATGCCCTTTCGGGTCAACAATGGGCTCCGTTACTGGGATTGGAACGGCGATCCGGGTATCGTAGCACTGCCGGTGGACCTCTATGAGACTCGGGCTATGCACTATAGCTCCGACACGAGGGAGCTGTATAAAGCACAAAAGAATGTCATTCAGAAGGCATTGCCAGATACTCCGGGCGGGGTTGTGCTGTATAAATCTATAGCATTTGATTTCGGTATGCCTTGGAGCCGTAAGTTTACGACAAAGATCATGCTCAACCTCCGGGACCTCAATAAAGCCGGTGTTTCCATGACTCCTCTGAGCTGGAATGACCTGCAAACGCAGCCTGATAGACTGGCTAATTGCCTAAATTATCAGCACATGATATGGGCGGGCGATTATCACACGCCCAACGATCAAACTGACCTCGAGCACTTCTTTCAACAATCTGATGTACAGTGGAAAACCGATCATATCGTGACCTACAAGCGTCATTTTTCGGGAAGAATACGGAATGTTTATAAGCAGGTCGGGTTCGAGTCGCTAAAGTATCAGTATGGTGTCGTTGTCAGCGAATTGACGCCATGGGCTTCGGCAATCAAGGTAACGCTGGTTTCCAACAACGAGCAGCCGTGGGTAAAGATTGAGATAAGAATCGACCCAACGGGGACTACCGACCCAGACCCACTGCTTGGAATGCAGCTCGGAATCGGCAAGTTTGTCACTTGGGAGGTAGACCAAGAGCCCCTAGCGATACAGAAGTTTTTCCTTGATATCCGGCCAGCCGATGCTGAGACGTGGTATGTGATCTACGTAATCAATGACTCGGCTGTACCGACTAACGTGGCTGACTACGTCTACTACTGGAATACGATTCAGTTTTATCAGTATTTGCCTCAGCGAATAGACCTGATAGGTTACACTTTAACTTACAGGAACATCGGCGATCGGACTCACGGTGAGAAAAAAGCTGTAATGCTAGGCGGTAATCCTAATGTCTAAGTTTCGTGATTTAGAAGACGTGATAGGTGATCTTCGTACATCGAAGGGTCGCCTAGTTGTCGTCAATAAAGAAGGAACTGGACTGGCATTTAAGGACCTGCGTGATCTTTCAACCTCCAATCCTTTTGCAGCCGATCGAGTTGATCCCACCTACATTGCTGATGATGATGTTAAGGGAATCAAAGACGAGAATGTCAGGGACGCGGTCTATCGTGTCACCGAGAATGTGAAGAGAATTCTCGTCGTCTACGATGGTTTACTGTTCGGTTCCCAAGGCCAGGGCGGAATCGTAGGACCCGCTGGACCCGCTGGTCCTGAAGGTGTTCCGGGACCTCCCGGCACTACTCCCGATGTTTCCAACTTTCAAAGTTTTCTCAGGGAGTTTGTTTGTGACAACGCGGTCCAAGTCGGTAGCATGGTATACCTCGCAGGAAACAATTACGTTGCACAAGCGACGACTAATAACACGGCATCGCCTGCGATTGGCATTGTTAAAAGCCGCCCGTCTACCTCTTCGGCGCTGGTATTTACTCTAGGTTTTTATCCGATTGCACTGCCTCTTGGAAACATTTGGATAGGCGCGAACGGTTCACTATCAGACATTCCACCGACCTCGGGATTCGTCCAGCGAATGGGCTATTCTGTAGGCGATGGAACCTGTTTCATTCAGCCAGTATTTGATCGCTGGCTCAAAGTTTAGGAGAATTTATGGAAGCATTACCAACAATCAAGCCTGGACATGAAAAGCGACTTTCCGAGTTGGAGGTCTTACAAATCGGCAAGCATTTTGTTGATTCGCAAAACCTCGAGCTGCGAAATAACGCAATCAAAGCTGCTAAGGAAGCGTGTGGCCTCAAAATGCAAATGTGCGACCTCTCGAAAGCCAATCTTCAGGCTCAGATGAGTGAGCATTCCCGCGCGGAAGTAGAGATTGAACGCGCTCGGCAAAACCTGTCTGAAGTCTATGAGAAGACAGTACGCTCAGCCATAAAAACAAAGTACAATCTGCCAAAAGACAAAGGCTTCAGTTTCGACCCAGAGACTTACGAAATAACCGTTACCGAATGACCTTGAAAGGGGTATGCGATGGCCAACGTAAATGACATTCTGTTTTATAATGCGAGCTTCCAGCTCACGAACACCACGAGTGCTGATAACCTTGGCCCGTATAACTCTTTTCTCACAGCAACATATGCGCTGACAGACGCGCTGCTCGGTCAGTTGACGAACAATGTAATTCTCAACACCGGCACACGGGCGTTTATCGCCAACCAGTCGATCGGTAACAACCGACTGACAAGCCTTGCATTCCCCGTCAACGACAATGACGCAGTAAATAAGAAGTACGTCGATGATGCGGTAGCCGGATTGTCGGACTTCCAACCTGACGTACTAAGTGCGACCACTTATACTCCTCCTGTATCGCCAGCCACCGGCGACCGCTATCTCATCGGCCTTATCATTGGTGGCTCTCTTGGTACTGGCGCATGGTCCGGCCATGACAGTCAGATTGCAACTTGGAACGGCTCGGCTTGGACCTATTTTTCGCCCACTGCAGGAGCGTTCGTATTCAGTCAGGATAACTCGACTCAGTACGTCTTCTCGATAACTGCGACACCTGACCAATGGGTTGTGTTTAACAGCGGCGGACTTTCTGGCGGGGATGGTATCACCATTGCTGCTAACGTAGTCAGCGTCAATATTGCGACCCTAGCTGGCTTGAAATTTGTCGGCGGCCAACTTGCTGTAGAGCCTGCCAACTTCGTCGACAACGTGTCGATTTATGATTCGGGCGCGGATATCCTGGCGATCAAGTTTGCGGTACCCGGAAGCTCGACTGCACAAGCGGTAAAAGGGTCAGACCTGATTTCGTTTGGTACGAACCAGGGCGCGAAGATTCTCGGCTTTGATCCTACCAACGTCGCGCAAACTACCGCCGTCACGATTCAACAGGCGATTGAGGATGCGTTTACATACACCAGCAACAACACTCCCGCCGTCTCGATGACTGCCGGTGTGAACGTCAACAAGGGCAATGTCGTCTATATTCAAGGTGCGACTCCCGACACTGTAGCGATCTACCCTATCCAATCTCCAATCGGCCTTTTCCCAATCGGTGCAGCCCTTGGCACTGTGACAGCCGGAAGCTCGGTGAAGATTGCACAGAATAACTCGGTCGCAACTGGGGTTCTGACAGGCGCTACGACTGGTCAAAGAATGTATTGGAACAACCAAACTGCCGCACATGAGGCAACTCCGGTGACGACTCCTGGTTGGGCTATTGTTCAGTCAGGCTTTGCGAAGAACAGCACTGACCTTCTGGTTCAAGTGCAGCTCGTCCGCATCAACGGATAATGTTTCACGTGGAACACTTTTGGAGAGGACTATGGAAAACCCATACGGCGAAAAGAAATATAAGGGCGACTATAGTCCCTCACGGCTAGGTCCGGGACAAATGGGTCCGATGACTCATCGTCAAGCGGCTTACGAGGAATGGCGGCAAAAGCGCAAGCGGGAGAATCAACCGAATGCTTTCTCCGACTTCATCAACTGGCTCTCGAGCGGTAACGAAAGCTCGGGGAGTGGTCCGACGATGGACGA